CTTCTCGATGATATACAGTCGCCCCTGGTATGCTTAAGTTCGGGAGGTCTTGTCGAGTCCAGCGCAGGTTATTTAGTATTTTTTGCTGCTGCGACAACCAATCCCATGACCACTCCTTCAGTGCTGAATGATCGATTCGCGTCTCTGAGATGTGCGACAGTAAAGCTGCCTCGGCCCAGGGCGTGAGCGGGTGCGGATCGCCGCCGGATTCCCGTATCGGCGATGCCTCATATTCATCGGAGTCCGTAGAGTTCACGAACTCTGGGATCAAGTCATCGACCAGCGCCTCGACCTGTGTCATTATCGTCTTGATTGACCACAGCTTCGTCGCTTGAATTGATGTAGTCAGGAACGTCGGCTTCGTGATTGTGCCGAGCTTGTCCTGCCGGGCATTCGTAATATCGACACGCTCATTCAATGCGACCTGTAACTCCAGCAGATACGGCTCGAGGTTGCCGCGCAGCTCATTGCTGCCTGTCCAATCTTCAACCCACGCCATCAGCTCACCCTCGCAGGTATATGGATGTCGCCGCCGCGATGCGTCTGGTAGACGTTGCTCAGGTTGCCGGAGCCATCGGCGGTCACATAGCCGAGCGTGTGATATACCGTGCCGTCAGCCTGGGCCGGCGGTGCGCCGCCTGTGGCCTTATGCGGTGTCGCTGTAATTGTCGAGCCGCTTTTCGTGATGGCATAGCCGACCCAGTTCTCACCGGCTGAAAAGCTGTTGAGGTTCTCTGCTGCAGTCTTCGCCAGTTTATCCAGCCCGACAATCAGATGGTCGTTGTACTGGTAATCGGCATCGCCTCGGGTTGCGCCTATCACCAGCCGTGTCGCAATGGACGAATGCACGGACAGTCCGAACGGATACACCGTGTTCGACAAAGCTGTAATAAGCGCCGGCAAGGTAATCTCGGCAGGTTGCGCCCACCAGGTCGTGCCGGCCAGGAAGCCGATAGTCGCATAGCCCGTCGCGAGCGTGGTCGTCGATGAATACAGTCGTAACGATACGTCCCTACTCGTTGCGGCGGTTGCCGGGTCAAGGTAAACGTCGGCCAGATATTCAATCGCGCTGATGCTCGATGTGATCACCAGGATCGCGGCCTGGCCCTGCTGCAGCATTCCGCCCTGGCCAGGTTGCGGGATGCCATCGGGGCCGAGCTGGTGCAAACGATTCAGCATATGCGGCGTCGGCGCCGATCCCTGCTCGCCGTTCAGGGCGTCGATGATCCGGTTCACGCCGGTCACGCCCTCGGCCGATAACTTCGTGAGGAAGCCGGGTTTCCACCGTTGCAGCTTTGGATGATCACTCAAGATTCAGATTCCAGAAGTCCTTCGAGATTAATATTCGTGGCTGGATGCGACCGATGCCGGCCTTGATGTCGATCGGCGGTTCGCCCGTTGCCCGGTCGAGGAACACGACCTCGGCATCCCAAGTCTCGGGCCGATGCTCGAAGGCATACCGCACGCTGAATGTCCTGCCGCCGTCGTTGCTGCTGGCGTTGATCGTCAGATACCAGGTGCGCTCGGCTTGATCGAGGAACTTCGTCTTGTTGACCGTGCCGCTGTACTCGCGAATAATGTCGCGTGGATTGTCCGACTCGATGCGCGTGAATGTCTCGATGCTGCGGGCCTCCGGTACAGTGACCGTTCTGATCTGCCGCTGCAGGTCTTCGGTGATCTCGCCGGTCGTGTCGTCCACATTCTCGAACGTGTACTCGACTGCGATCTGCTTGCCGGTGATGTCCTGCTCGGTTTCTCGTTGACTGACGACTGTGGTGATCTCGACCTGTCCGGTGCCGCCGGTGATGATGTTGTCCTCGGGCCGGGCGATGCGGTACTGCAGCATCACCCTGGCAGTCGATGTGTCGAGCATCGTGGCGCTGCGCTCGACGCATACCACGTCAGGCACACCCGGCAGACTGTCGCCGCGTGTGACGCCGCACGCCTGGATCGCCTCGTATATCCTGCCGGCGCCGATGCTGACCAGCTCGCCGACCAGTATCGAGCGCGTCACGCTGATGCCGGCGGCGCCGTCAGATAGTGACGGTGCGCTCTCTGGTACTGTGTTCCGTGCGATGATTATTGCCATGCTATTTCATCCCCAGCTTCGCGGCCTTGTGCTCGATGCGTTGAATGGCGCCGAAGCGGATTTCGTTCTGCATCTTTTCGTTCAGGCGCTTGACTGTCGCACGCATGAAACTCTTCCGGCCCTGGCCGTCCCATCCCCATTCAACGACCCGAGCATATATCGCCCGGTTCTTGATCTGGGCCGATACCATGTTCTTTGTCACCCGCGTGGCGTATAGCTTGTTCTTCTCGCGCAGGCGCTGCCCTTTCTTTTTCTTTTTGCCGACCGGCGTGGCTGCCTTTATTTCGCGCAGTACGGCTTCGCCGGCAGCGGTCACCTCTGGCTTCATCAATTCGCCTACAGATTTGCCAAGTGCCTCGAGGTTGCGCATGGCCTTCTTCACGCCGAATATTTTGAACTGCGCACTCACGATGCAAACGACACGAACTTGCTGTCGCGGATATTGTTTAGACTCGTTAGGATTTGCAGCAGCACTTTGCCCTGGTCAGCTTGAACCTTGTCGCGCTTTATTTGGCCTGGGTCGTTCAGACCACCGTCTGCGCCTGCGCCTGCGTCTGCCTCTGCGGCCCTGACCATCTGCCCCCATCGACCGCGAGGATCATCCCACGGCGCATCAAGCTCGAAGCCGCCGATCTTGGCTTTCCTGCCGAGGCGCCAATCACCGATATGTCGTCTTGCTTGCTCGGCGACCTTTGCGCCCTCGACGTTCGCTTGCTTGATATCTTCGATGATGACCTGGGCGACTTCGTCAACGAGTCGGAGTCCGGCGCCGGCAGCTTTCCCTTTGGCAGCTTTCGCTACCTCTGCGGCAGCGGCGGCGTCTTCGGCGGCGGCTTTGGCCGCTGCGGCGGTAGCCTCCGCTATAGCTTTTTCTGCTGCTGCGTTGGCATCTCGTAGCGCCTTTTTCGCCTTATGTTCTTCCTTTATTTTCGCCGCTCGTTCGGCTGCCTTCCGCAATGTTTCGTGATAATCAGCAAGCAGGTTCTCACTGGAGAATCCCATCGCGCCGGCGACGAGTGCCTTCTTACCGGCTGCGATATTCGCCCTGGCATCGGACAGCCCCTGTGCGACATATTCTGCATTACCGGCCCCGCGCATCCGAGCCATTACCTGCTCATGCGTCAAGTCTGGATTCAGCCCTGCCGGGATTCCGAGCTTTTTTGCGCCGGGTACTTTCTGGAACCCTCGCAATAATTTATCGAGCTTGCCGAACGTCCAGATCAGCGACTCGTTGATGCCTTTCAGCGTCCCGAAGATCACTAATTGTATGCCGCCGAAAGCGAACTGAATCGTGCCTTTAACCAGGTTCACAGTATTACCGAGCAGGCCGATCACCTTCACGATCTTCTCGATCCCGGAAGTCACTCGGCTCGTCATGCTTTCACCTTCCAGAGCCGCCTCGGTCATTGCATCTGACCAAAGCGAAATGAATGGTGCCACACCGATCGTTAACTGGTTGAACGCACCCTCGCCGATTGATGCCAGCTTCGTCATCGAGTCGTTCGCCTCCTCGACCATCGCTCCCTGCTCTTCCGAAAACGTGATGCCCAGGCGCTTCGCTTCTTCGATGGCCTTGCGTATGCCCTCGGCGCCTTGCTCCATCGTCACCAGCAGGTCGCCACCAGTACGCCCGAAAATATCCATCGCCACACGCACCTTCGTGCTGTGGTTCTCGATATCTCCAAACGCATCGGCGATCGCCAAGAACTGCTGGCCGGCGTCCATCTTCATCTGATCGCCGACCTCCAGCCCCAGGTCATCGAATGCTCGCACCTGCGTGGACAGTCCCTCGTTCGCTTCGCTCACGGCCTTCGTCATCTTGACGAGCGACTTACTCAGCTTCTCTTGATCCAATCCCGATAGCTTTGCAGCATGGCCGAGGCCGGCAAGCATCTCCGTCGTGATGTCCAGCTTGCGGGCTTCCTTCGATAGCTTGTCGATCTTGTCGGATGTCTTCTTGACGATCGCAACCATCGCGGCGCCGGCAGCAACCAGGGCCACGACGCCGGCCTTCGCGATTCTGCCGGCTGCACGCTTGAATGCGGCGTGGAACTTGGCGAGCGACTTGCTGGTCGATTGCAGTCCCTTCTTGAAGTCGCGGTTATTAAGCGACAACTTCGTCGAGATGTCTGCTATCTTCGCCATCGCCTATGCCTCCATCCATCGGCCACGCCGGGCCAGTGCTTTGCGGATCATGCTGAACGGCCTGCCCTGGATCATAATCGGCTTGTCACGCCATAGGCCAGGCGGCAGCTTGATGATCTCGTTGCATCGCTTGCAGCGGCCTGACTTGCTGCGAATCAGCGGCGGATCGACATACCAGATCTGCACCAGCTTGCCGCCGCAGTCGGCCTTATGTTCGCCGAAGTCGTTCAGATCACGAATCAGAACTATCGCCATCGATCATATCCCCGAATCCGCTCTCGATGTGCTGTGCTGCTGCAGTATCCAGCAGGTGCGACACCCGCTCTGGCGCCATCGTCCGGCCTGAGCCATCCCCGCCACCACCGCCACCACCGTCGAAGTCGAACATGAAATCCGTCAGCTTGATGCCCTTGGCGCCCATCATCCCGGCGATCTCGGTCGTCTGCCTGGCGATGCGCAGGTCTGCCCGTTGCGCCGGCAGCGGCTTCTTCGTGCAGTACTTTAGCCAACTCTCGAACTCCACAGCAGACATCTCCTGCTGCCACTCGTCCACCGTCCTGCCGCCGAGCGCAATGGCGAGGTCGTGCCATAGCTCCTCGGCGTCGGTCAGTTTTTTGAGTCGGTGTCATCACTCCCCATCCCCGACGCCTTGAGCGCCGCGTCGAATAGGTTCTGCTGCGTCACGACCGGCACGCCGTCGAGCTTGTCGTCCAGCGTGAAGATCGGCGTGCCGTCGTCCTCGCAGGCGGTCTGCACAATGATCTTGCGCTGGAACTCCAGATTATCGGCGCCGCTTTTCTCGGTGCCGTCATCATTGAATGCGATACACTCGGCCCGCAACTTTGCCGACATCGACTTGACCGGGATCAGTAAGCCGTCCTCGATTTCATCGGCCTCGACCTTGACGCTCGGCAGCCACTTCCCGCTTGTCAATCTCCCCCGTAGATCACTCATCCCTTCGCCCCTTTTATTGTGTTTGGTTTGGTTTTCTTCGTTGGCTCTGCCGGGCCGCGCTCATCTTTTGTCGCGGCCCGAATCGTCACCAGTCGGTGACCGTGATTGCGCACCGCTGACAGCAGGTTCGCTGCCGGTTGTGCGCCATCACAGATCGCGGTGATGTGCTCGCCAGCGGCATTCACCATCTCGACCGCAAAGCAATCGGCGGTGATGCCGCATTCGGCTTGCGTCGCCGGGCGGATGACGCCCTTGCAGGTGATGCCTGCCACGTTCAAGATCGCCATCGCCTGGCCTCCTGTGATTAGGTTGCTGCCGTCCGGGTTACATTGCCGCTGAGCTGCCCGGTGATCGATCCTTCGCACAGTTCACTATCGACACTGCCCGAAAACGAGAAGTCAGTCCCGATATAGCTTGCCGCGAGTATCGAGCCGCTGCTGTCACCAGACAAAGTCGCCCAGGTGATCGTGCAAGTCTCGGCTGCAGTATCGATGATCGGCACATCGTCAGGATCGTAATGGATGCCCAGGTCAACCGTGCCGGGATTCACCAGGTCGCTCGCTCTGAAAGTCATCGAGCCGAACTTGCCGGCGCTCGCCAGCGTCGTGCCGAGGTGAGATGTTGGGATCGCCGTGCGCCCGGCACCACTGATGCCGACGCTGGTGATTTGCTGCGAGTAGGATGTCGTCCCGAATACGACTGTCGCTCCTACGATTGATCGAGTTGCTGCTCCAGGCATTGTTCTTCTCCTTGTTTTTTGTTAAGCGAATACCGGCACCGTGCGCCGGTAATTGACTGTGATCGATAGGGAAATCTGATAAGTGCTGTCGTCGCTGCCGTCACCCTTCGACTCGACAAAGTCGGCCTCGGCATCGAGCCACATCGAATCGACGTGGAACTCGTCATTCAGCGTGCCGTGGTAGCCGTCCACCGCTTCGCGCACCGCCTCGGCTGCTGTCTCGGCTTCGATGCTGCTGTCTGCCATCACGTCCACCTGGATCAGTGCCGACGACATATCCGATGCGGCGGCGAGGTGATGCCCTGGCGCATCCGCTATGCGTGACCACAGCAGATAGGGCCGCGTTGCCGACTGCGGCGCCAGGCCGGGAAATATGCGCCCGGCCACGGCAGCGGCGATGCCGGCGTGGCCCTTTAGGTAGCGCGTGATTTCGTCTTTCAGCGTCATGCTGTCACGCCCGTGTCCGTCGCTGCGATTGCAGTCGTGCGCGGCTTGCCGGCCTGGTCGTGCGTCACGCTGTCGAGATCATATACTATGCCGCGCACGACCAGTCGGTGTGTGTCAGCCCGCAGCGTCGGGAAGCTGCGCATCCGAATGCTGTGCGTATTGCGTGCCTCTTGCTGCCCGCCCTCGAGAACTTCATCGCCGGCCCCGGACGAGATCGAAGCCCAGCGCGTCGCGATCGTTGTCCAGGCGCGGGAAGTCTGGCCGTGCGCGTCGGCACTTTCCTGCGCCTGCTGCACCTCGACTCGGTTTCTCATTTGCCCTGCGGACGCCATTAGATCGTCACCCCTTGTACACTCATTAGCTGCTGCTCCACTGTCATCGCATCCGAATTGAGTACTACAAAAAACTCGTCAGCATCACCGTCGAGATTGACGGTGCAGGCCGAGTAGTCATGCGTCCAGGTCTGCAAAGCACCGGGTGCGACTGCCTCCTGCCCGACCGCTTGTGCCTCGGCACCCAGCCCCCACATCATACTCGTCAGAATGGGCGTGGCAGTCAGCGTATGCAGCAGC